GCATACTCCTTTAATTTTTTTAGCAGTGCTCTAGCTGTTTTAAAGTTTCTATACTTTGGTAAAATATAAAACCATGTTTCAGCTAAAAACTTTTCACTGCTAAACCACCACTCTGATTCCATTGCACCTATACTACCTATGATTGCATTATTCTCATAAGCGTTACAGATAAATCCATCATCAAAATGTTTTTGAATTGTTATTGCAACTCGTGTTATGTCAGCCTCCGGATAGATATCCGAAAATTCCTCCCTAAACACTAATAATAATTTTAGCGTGTCTTTTAATTCATCGTACTTTGGTCTTTTAACTTGGAACATTTTGTTCAGCTTGATTCATAAATTGATAAAGTTTTTTTGCTCCCGCTTGTCTACTACCATTTCCTATACCACGCACTGCTCTTGCTGTTAAAACAAATTCTCCATCAGATAACATAGCAGGTATATCATCAGATTTCTCTGTACCCGGCCCTAAACTCATGCCACCTGTTCTTAAATCCATTACTCCACCCTCTGCAACTTTTGGAACTAATTCGCTATCTACTTGCATGTCTTCAAAACCCTCGTAATTAGTTGGAGCTTTTACTGTTTGTTTTAAAATTAATTCTTGTAATTCTTCATCTGTTCTGTCTGGATACATTTCACGCATTTGTTTTAGCATTTCTTGTTGTTCTGCAAAAGCAATTGCAGGTGCACTAGCTGCTGCTGCTGCTCCGGCAGGAACTGCGGCTTTACCTAAACCAGATAACGCTTTACTACCACCTAAAAACTTACCACCGAGTCCTGCTGTTAGACCAGTTAATAATGCAGAACCGGGTTTTTGACCTTGTATTAACGCTCCAATACCACCACCAAGTGCAGGTGCTAAAAAAGATGAACCGGGCATAAGTATACTTGCAATACCCGAACCTGCTATAGGTGCTGCTATTTTTGCTATTTTTTTAAGTGATTTAAAAAGTCCCACTACTTACTCCTTTTTTTCTTTCTAATTGCTTCTTTGCCTTTTTTAAAAATATTTACAACTTGTGTTTTGCCCATTACTTTTGCTCTTTGTTCCGCCACTGTAAGAATTTGTATTTTTCTAGCAAATGGCTTGTTAATTTTTTTAACTTTAGCAACAGTCTTCCTAGCATCAGCAGGAGTGCTAAACTTAATACCCACAGTATCACGAGGATTTTCGTCAGTGTATAGTCTCCTGTCACTACCCTTTGGTTTTTTTCCTGTACCAACTTTAGGGTCTGCCATCTTATGTCATCTCCAAAATAGATGCAACTAAATGTATGTCGCTGCCAGTTGTTGTAGCTTTTAATATCTCAGATGATTGTAAAATAATCGGATTAGATGATGCAACACTATCGTCTGCTGTATCCGTTGTCATATTACCCGTTGCTAATAACTCTTGAGAACTAGCTTTTTGTATAATTCTATTTATTTCTAAAGTAAATTCTACATTTGATGCATCAGTTACACTCAGTGTGATATCGTGGTCAGCATTCTCATCTGTGTTTGTAACACGAATAGATTTAACTATAGATGTTCCTGTAGATGGTGCTGTGTAAATTGTAGTCTTACCTCTTAATTTTGCTTTAGCGTTTGTATATGTATTTGTAGACATTAATCACTCAATAAAAAATTAAATCTTTCCATAACAACTTTGTTTTCTTCAGCAGTATAACTTGTATTTAAAGTTAATACTATTGTTTCTATTGCACGAACTAACTCGTTTTGTTGTTGAACATTATATTCTTGCGATGGAGAAGGTAATCTTACATTTGCTATTTTACTCATTATCTTTTTCCGTCTGGTTGTACTTCAAACCTAATAGTTCCAAGTCTCCAGTCCTCTCCTGTAGCATCATTATTTATATCATTGAAGCCGTTGCTTTCAAGCCTTACTGCAACTTGTCTTCCTCTTGTTCTTGTATTTATTTTAGTGCTTGATGCAGAGTAACGAAAAGGGCCTTTAGTTGTTTGAGTATCTGTCGGAAAGTATCGTGATTTTAAACTAATATTTACATTACCAACTTGACCTTTAAAATCTGGTATAAGTTTATTAATAAATAATATGTCATCACCATTACCAATATCAAAGTCACCACTCTCTATAAATGATGTCATAGTAGAGCCGTCATCGTCTTTACCAGACTCATGAATTAATAAAGTTGAATTAGTCCCATCATACTTAGTAGCATAAGGTAAAGGATAAGTTCCAGAGTCTACCCATGTGCTTCTATCTAAACTACCAGTGTACCAAAGGTTTTCTTGATAATTCCATATTACATATTTATCTACTTGGTTGGATGCAGTAGAACAATAGAACCACCATACCTCACCAAATGCAGAATTAGAACCTGCAAAGACTTGTTCGTATTGTGTGCCATCTATTTCATCAAAAACAAAATCCTCAACTGTACAAGGTAGTTTTCTTACTGTACCATCAAATACAAAGAATGCATCACTACCCATCCAATATGCTACACCATTTACATCTATAGCAGAGTGTGGACTTATAGCTCCACAGTTAGAACCTAGTTGTTGAAAACCAAAAACAAATGGTGCTCCAATAAATGACATACCATGAGCAGAGGTATCTGTTAAAATTAATATTTGCCCTCTAGTTCGTATAGCAGTAACAATTTCACTACCACCAACTATACGTTGTGAACCAGAACTATTAGTTGCAGTAGGTGTCCAATCTGTTTCATTATCTTGCGAAGACCAACGAATAAACATTGGGTCTTGTGATGATGTTTGTCCTACTGTTGTTTCAGTTCCAAAACAAATTACATGTCTGTCTGGATTTGATACTAACATAAATTTAGATTTAGTTGGTGCATTGCTAACTTGTGCGGCAGTATTACTTGCCGTTAAAACACCACTAGATGTATTCCAAATAAATAATTTATTATCAACATCTAAAGCTAAAATATCTTCACCCCAGTTGTCTATTGCCCAGTTTCTTAAAGCTATAATTACTGAGCTTGATGTGTTGGGGGAATCCCAAGTCTGGGATGAGTTCCAAGTTCCTGTACCCCACCCGTATCCAGATAGAGCTCTGTCCCTACCTGCTTGAATTTCATATTGTACTGTGCAATTACCCGTAGTTGATACAGCAGAAGAGGCGTTAGTGCCAACATCAATAGTATAAGTATTAAGGGTAGGTACTGATTGAATTTCATATTCTCCGTTTACTGTGGATGCTGCCACTCCTCCTATTGTTGCACTTGTTGCTGATATAGTTACATAGTCCCCCTCATTTGCTCCGTGAGTGCTATGAGTAATTGTAAATATTGATGAGCCACTTGAAGTTGTAAAACAAGATGTAATATCAGCATCTAATCTTGTTGGTGTTGCATCAAAAAAAACACCTTCGTTGTAAATATATAATTTTTTGTTAGTTCCTAAAGCATCATAAGCTGTGCCATCTAGAGAGTTCCAAGCTAGTTGTGCTCTTGCTACACCAATAAATTCTGTTGTAGAAACTTTTTCCCAACCACCAATTTTTTCTGGAAAACCATAACGGAAACGAACTTTGTCTCCATCTATCCATCTTCCTTTGTTAGTTATGTCCGTATTTTGTTTATCAAAACCCGGCCCAAACTGAATTTTGTTATATGGCATTATAACCCTGTTGCTATAAAGAAATTAACTACAGAGAAAGGTTGCATCAGTGCATTACTAAAATCTTCGCCAGAACCAATATTACTGCCACTCTGCATAGTTTCAAAACCTCCTGTTGCACCAAGACTTCTAGATGATAAGCCAGAACCAGAGCCAGAACCTATTGGTGTTCTACCTTGTAAGTCTGGTAAATTAAATGTGCTTGAACCATCTCCAACTCCATATGTTGTACTAATAGCTGAAAATAAAGCAGAATACGTTGAGCGACTTACAGCTTGTGCATTACATAATAAATATCTTTTAGTAGAGCTATCTGATTTAGTTGGCTCACTAGCAAAACCTGCCATAATAATACCACCTGCCGGAACTGTATCTTTTATGTCTTGTCCAGAACCGCTAAATAAATTACCGGTGATAGTAGTAGATGCAGTGATTGCTCCTGTTACATCTAAAGCAACAGAGGGACTAGAGTTAAGTATACCTACTTTATCCTCTGAACCATCAACAAATAAAGCGTGTGTGTTTCCGTTTGATTCTACTCTAAAGTCTACACTAGCAGAACTTTCATTTATTGTTACATTACCACCATCTAATTCAACAGCACCTGCAACATTTAAAGTGCCCTTACAAACAAGATTATTAATACCAGTTGCAAATACATCTTTAACAAAAGTACCATTAGAATACATTAAAGCGTGAGAGCCTTGTGATACAGCAGTTCCTGTTCCTGTGTTTCCTGTTGTAGCAACTGTTAGTGTATAACTACCTGCCGTATTGTTAAATACAACATAATTAGACTCTACAGTTGGTAATAATACATTTATATTATCAGTAAGTGTGCCAGTAAATTCTAAAACTTTTTGTCTAGTTTCATCAGCAGTAGCATTACTATTAGTTAAAGTTACATTAGAAGAACCTGCAACACTCTTAGATGCGTAACCATTTATTGATTCATCTATTAAATCAAAGTTAGTATTTGTTTTATCACCCCAAGTGTTTGCGTTTTCACCTGTAGCTTGTTTTTCCAACCTTAATCGTGTTGTAAAAGTTGATGCCATTTTATACTCCTAAATTTATTTTATTTAATCCTCTTATTGGAAAACTGTTAAACTCTACACAATATGAATCTATAACTGTCGTTGATTTATATTCTGTAGATTTTTTATTATATTCTTCATGCAATTCATACTTTGCCACTTGGCAATCCTCTTCACTTGAATATATAAATCCATTATACTTAACTGATGGTGCATTAGGCATAGATACTAAAACTAACATAAACCATATTTTAATCATTATCCACCTAATGGATTAGAAGCAGATATTTTTATTTCTTCTATTTGTACATCTTGTAATTCATTTTCTTTTTTAATTACAGCTATATCTTTAGAGTTTTTCTCAATATCTTCTTCAAGTTCCCAAGCATACTCTTCTAAGTCTTTTATAGGTTTGCGTAATTTTTTATCTAAGTCAGCTATATCATCCTCAGTTGCTACATCTTTTATTGCTACTTCTAAAACTTTAATATCTTTAATAATGTCTTGTGTAATAGCTTTCATGTCATTGCTGTTGCCTGCAATGTCATTTCTTAAATTATCTAATACATCATTATCTAAACCAATAATTGTAGTTTCTAATTCTTTTAATTTTATATTAATGTTATTAATGGAATCATTTACTTCAGTTAAGTCAACAGTTTCATTAACAACAAATTCTTGATTTTCTATTTGGTCTAATCGTAAATTGAACTGGCCCCATGTATAGAAACCCCCTCCGATTGCCCCAATAACGCCTAAAAGTGCTGCATATGTGCTTAGTTTTTCTATAATTTTCATTGTTTTAATGCCTCCAGTTCAGCTTGTAGTTTTCTTTTTTTTGTTTCTATTTTTAATAATTTTACTCTATGCACCTCAACTGGGTCATTATCTGTGTAAGAACTTAAAGAAGTTCCTACATATATTTCTCCAGAGTAAGATGATAAATCTATTTGAAGAAATAACCCCATATTCGTATTGTTGTAAATCTCTTTTGCAGAGTAAAATGCAACTTTTTTATACGAATCGAGGTCATTCCCTTTAAAAAATAAATCCTCTTTTGATAAGTTTTTTGTTGTTTCTTTTGTTACTTTTGCAATTTGTTTTGCTATTGTTTTTAAATTCTTTTTTAGTTTTGTTTCTACATTTGCAACATCTGTTTTAACTTTGTCATCAACTTCAACCTCTTCCGATTGTATATCTTCTTGTTCTCCACTTTCCTCTGTTGATACATCGGAGTCCTCAGTTTCTGTGCTATCGGGTTTCTCCTCCTCTGTTTCATTTGTTGCAACTTCTTTTTCTTCTTCTACTGATTCTGACTCAGTAACTTCCTCCACAGTTTCTTTTTCTTCTTCAACAACCTCTGGTACGCTTTCTTCCTCCGTTGCGATATCTTCCAGTGGCTCTTCAAACTCTTCAAAAGATTCTTCAGTAAGTTCATCATTGAACTCCTCCTCAGTTATCTCTTCAAAAAATTCTTCAGCAGTTATGCCTTCTTCTTCGAGAAACTCCATGAACTCTTCCTCCATGCCAGTTTCTTCTAAAAATTCTGTAAAGTCCTCCTCAAATGCTTCTGTAAATATTTCCTCTGTAACCATTATTGGTTCAGAAAACTCTTCTTCAAAAAATGCCTCTTCTACTACAGGTATTTCTTCATAACCCCCCATATTAAATTCTTCTACTGGAGGTAATTCTTCTATATAAATTTCTTCAAACTCAATTTCTTCAAATGTGAAGTTATCTTCTACAATTATATACTCTTCTTCAAAGTATAAATCCTCTGTGTTCCAATTAAAATCATCTGGTATGTCATCAACTACATCAATAATATCTTCGTCAATATTATCTAATTCTTCTTGCGTTTCTTCATTAATGGGTGGTATATATTGGTAACCTATATTTAATGTAATATTATCTACATCTGGCCCATGATGAGAACCATCATAAGTTGTACCTGCCGTCTCATTATATACTTCTGCTCTGACTGTAAAATCTGTTTGTGTATTTGAACCTTGAGTATAAACATTTGTATAGTTTGTAAACGTACCACCATTTCCCGGCCTACTAGGGTCATGGTCATTTATCTCTCTAATTTGTGTAGATACTGAACCATCAGAACCTGTAATAGTTTGTTTAAGAGTAAATGTGTTTTCAATACTGTTCCAAAACCATACATCAGCCGCCATTGTTGATGTAAAGCCTTGATTAATTTGTTGTTGTGTTAGATGACCGTCACCAACTAAATCAACATCTTGATAGACATTATCCTCTGTGTGTCCTTCAAATGCTAAGACACCACCACCATCATCCATACCTGTCTGATATGGAAATCCCCACTCTCCGTGTGTGTGAATACCATGATTGCCATCTGTTGACCAACCAGTTGTGGTAGTAGTTTCTCCAGTTCCAAATGTAGAGTTAGTAAGAATATTACCTGTATTTATTGTTTCTGCATAAACACTAAAACTAAATAAAAGAGCTAATATGTATTTAAACATTAAATACCTAAAGCATTAATAATTAAACCACCAGTTATACTAATTGCGTATGCCATTACTACTATTTCAATCGTCATGAACTAGAATAATAGGGTTTTCTACTATCTCTTTTTTTTCTTTAACAATCACTTCTTCTTTTTTTGATTCTGCAAGTTTCTTAGCATTTTCTTCTGCAATTCTTTTTTCTTCTTCTTGTTTTGCAATCTCCGCAAGTTCTTCGTCAATACGTTGAATAATTTCTGCTTTAACTAAAAAATGTTTATAGTCTGGTCTAAGTTCTGGGTATTTATCCCACATAGCTTGTGCATCTGGCCCTATTTTTCCATCATAAGGACAAGGTGTTCCTGCCGATTTCATCGCCATATAGACACGTTCATCTTGACACAAGAGGCTGACCGCAGCGATTTTCATATTAAAATCGAAAAGAACTTTACTGAGCTTAATACGTTCGCAGTTCAAATCCCGGATATGTTTGCCCCCAGATACGCCAACACCAAGAGTAGAAACAGAACCACTAATGCCCATGCTGCAAACATCTTGAGACATACTCGAAAATGATGGGGAGTTAGCTGAGTTAACGGGTACATCTGACCCATTGGTAGTGCTGTTATTGGTTGTCGTTGACGTTGTTGTGTTTGTTTGTCCATCGTTATTGTTTGTTGTAGTCGATGTATACCCTCCGGTAATTTGGGTGTTACTTCCACTTTGATTTGTTTGTGCATTGTTATCGTTAGTTGAATCTGCAAATAAAGGTTTAGACACGAGAACTAAAACTGTTAAAAATACTAATGTTACAAAATTAAATTTCATTATTGTCCTATTGCTCCGTGTCCTAGTAACATTTATTACCCACAATGTAATGTACATGGCACACAATAAGAGCCATCATCATATGTATGTGTTTTTTCTGTTGATGTTACTTTAGCGATTGTACTTGCTCGTAAAATATCATCTGCTTGAACTTTTGCTGTGCCATCGCCTTTACTCTGTAAGTAATCGCCAATAGCCACTGTTTCATCTCCGTGTATTCTAACAACAAATGCACCAAGTGCTGTGACGTACATATCGTTTACGTTATCATCATCATTATCCCAATCCATAAAAACTCCGTAAACAGCTTTACTATCTTCTGTATCTGAAATTTTACATTTAGGTAATCGTTCATTATCTTCTTTAGAAATTGTTCCTGTGTACTCAACACCATCTACTGTAACTGTATGGCTATCTCCTACACTTTTACCATCTGGTAAAGCACCAATATACTCTGTTAATGTTTCTTCATCTTTTGTGTATTCTACTTGATACCAATCCATCAAAGTAGAAATGCTTTCCATAACTGTGCCACGAAGTATTGTTGGTTTTGAATTATCTGCTAATCTTGACCAGTGAGAGCCTGCAAAAGAATTATAAGATACTGTTCCACCACTAACCGAAATTGTACCCTCTGTTTGGTTTGCTTGTCTAAATGTAACCAGTGTTCCGTCATTATCTGTTCTATTAATATCTAAAAGTTGATTGTTAGTTCTTGTAATTGTTAATTCTCCTGTAGGTCGTAGTTCTATACCTACAGTATTAGAATCAGCTGAAGTTTTTGCGTGTAATAGATTACCAGAACTATCAATAAACATTCTATCTGAGTTATTCACTCTAAATTTCATTCTATTTGCGTTGTGGTCATATTGAATAGCACCTTGTTCGTTTCCGCCATCATCAGCAAAAAATATATTACCAGAAGATGTATTACCAGAAGCAAAAGTCATTCCAACACTACCACTGCCTTCAATAACAAATTCATCTGCTATAGCGTTTACACTTGCACCACTATCTGCTGTTTTAATGTGTAATCCAACACCTAAATCTTTTGATGATAAACCACTTGTTGCAAAATAATTATCTGCTGCACCTGCAAATCCGTTTGCTGTACCACTATTTGTAATGGTTGCACCAGAATCAATAGTTAAAGTTGTGCCAGATAATACGTTGATATTATTAGCTGTCATTCTTAAATCATCTGCACCTGCTATTTTAAAATCTATCTGGTCATCTGTATCTGCTGTTATGGTAGTGTCACCATCCGCATCTAAAATTAATTCTGCACCATTTAAGTCTGAATCTAATGGGCCACCTACTGCACCAGATATTTCAACGATGAAGATACTAGCTCCACTTGCAGGTGCTGTACTAAATGTTATTTGTGTACCCCCACTAGCTAAACTATAATCTGTGCCGGGTTTTTGAATAACACCGTCATGCGATACGAGGAGCTGTGCAGGAGAACCAACCTGTGAACCTAAATTAAATGTGGTGTTAGACCCATTGTAGGTATTGCCACTGGTATCGAGGACACTAAATGTGCCACTCTCTATTGATTTTCCTATGTATGCCATCTATCCTCCGTTTGCCGCATCCCATGCGTTTTGTAATTCTACAAGTTTAGCATTTACTGCTGACTCTGTTGGTAATTCTGTTATTGGGTTATCTACAATCTCTCCATCTATTCCTACTTTTGCAGAAAGACGTAAGTTAGCATAAATTTTATTTTTACTATCTGTCCAAGTAAACCATTGGTTACTGTGCATTTGACATAAAGCATCTTCAATATGATTTGGTCTATTCATTTTATGTATCTCCTAAACGAATTGAAGTTATAAATGTGTTATTTGAATCTGAGTGACCTTTTGTTGTTACACCATTGTCTGCGGCGGCAAAACTAATTCTAAATTTAACATTAGCTATATCTGTAACATCAATAATACAATTTGTTGAACACATAGCATCTCCATTATCACTTGATGTTTGTTGAATAAATTGGCTTGTTACTGCTCTACGAGTGTAACTAGAATTGTTTGTTGTTACCATAATTTCATATTCATTATACTTACTATCTGCATTGTAATAACCATTCCAATTAGCCGTTATTAAATATATACCTGTGTTTGCAAAACTAAAAATACCAGATGCTTGACTTAGACCTGTACCAATCTTATCAAAATTAGTATCGTTTCTTTCCCAGTTAGAAGCTATAGGATTTGCATCTCCAGAAAAATTTGACGATAATCTCCATTGGTCAACTTCAGCAATACCCGCAGTAAAACTTGTTGCTCCAGTTCCTCCATTAGCAACAGGAGTTGTGCCTGTTAACATATTTGCTACATCTATTTTACTTAGTGCCATGTTTTATCCTCCTTAACTTGTTGGTTGTGTCCATACGGAATGTGTTAGTTTGCCATCAGAATCTCTTGCTAAAAGTAAATCATACGCATTTTCATTTGTGTGATTTGCCGGAAGGTCTCTTAGTGTCTGCCTCCAAGTCTTAATGTAATCTGGCATTGTAACATCAGAGTTAGCAAGATAATCAGTGGCTTTTAATCTTTTTAATCTCATAGCTCTTATTTTGGTTAATTTTCTTGTTGCACTTGCATCATTCCATGCTTTTACATCTTTTTCTCTTTGTGCTTTTTCTTCTGGGGTCATATCTCTTAGACCAACAAGATTATCCCAAACTGTATAACTCTCTGTCATTATGCCTCACTTACTCCATATACTATTACTTTTGCACCAGACCTAATATCTCCACTACTATAATATAAAAATATTCCTGTATGTTGGGCATCACTATCGTAGTGCATAGCATTATAACTAGCAACAATATCTTCGTCACTTGCTGTATTTCTAACAAAACTTCCATGTCCTGTCATTCGTGTTGATGTATTTAATTGTGGCTGATAAACTGTAAATGTTCCGTTGTACCCTTTCCAATCAGCACTTTCTTCACTACCATCAGCTATTCTAATTGAGTCTTGGTCAACCCCAGTATTACTAGACAAACCACCATCATCATCAAAGTAACGACAAGCATATCTATATTGACTTGCTGTATCAGTTGAGCCAGAGCCACCACCTGTTCTAAATCTTAATTGTAAAGTTTGGTCATCTGCTGTTGCATTTATATCACTTAATATCATCAAGTAAGTTTCATAGTCGCTTGTAAAACAATTATCTAAAGTAATACTTGTGTTTGAACCTAAAGTTATTTGTCCTGTTTTAACTAAAGCACCACCACCTAAATATTGTTTCTCTACATATTTAAGATTACCACTATCGCTAGCATCGGACACCAAAAACTTGTCAGTATCGGCTAAAGACGTAATGGCCGTTTGACCTGTTACAGCAGTAACATCTAAATGTTCATCAGAAATCGCATCATCTGTTACGAGTGTTGCATTAATAGCATCTGCTGTAATCCCACCTGTTGGTATTGTTGTTTTACTCATGTGTTACTCCTCTTTTGCGTTGGCATCTTTTACTGCCTTAATTTTCTTTGCCCACTCGCCAGTAGTATCTAGTTTGTTTGCTACTATGTCCTTGTATAATAAATCTAATTGGTCACCAATATCACCATAAGATTTTTTACGAGTTTTTCTTATTCTATTATTATTATAATCTTTGGTAGCTTGTGTATCTGCTGATGTAAGTTGACTATCAGTTGGCTTTGAAAGACCACTAACATTCCATGTGTGAATATAATCACCCGAACCATCATTCTGTAATACAATATTAGAATTAAACTCTGATTCAGTTTTACTATTAGCTTCTAAATATGTTTTAACTTTCCAATACAAACTCGCCATACTATACCTCTGTCCCTGTTATTCTAAAAGCCGTTGCGTATGTTCTATTTGCTTGAGCAGATATAGTCCCACCCTCATCTTGAAGAACGTAAAATTCTATGTAATCATCATTATCTAACAATAACGTAGCTGTAGTGCTTACATTAACAACATCTGTATTACCCGGAGCATAATTGTTTACTAGTCCAAAATATGCTGTGCTACCATTTTTGTAAAATGCTAATTCTACTTTTTCACCATCATCTATTCCCTCCATACCTGTTCCCATGCTTACCAAATAAAGCCCTGCTGTAGCGGGACTAAAACGATAATTTGTTGAGGCATCAAAAGTTGATGATTTATCAACTATTTCTGATGCTAAAGCTAATTTTGTCCATGTATTATGAGATATGCTTTGGTCACTAGAAAGTTTTGCCGCAAATGCAGGAGTATTAAAAACATGAGTCATATCAACTCTTTTTAATGTGCCTGCATCAGATATAACCATTTCATCAGTTCTTGCAGGTTCTTCAGCTAAAGCTGTAGCTCCTGTAATACTTGATACACTAAATCCTGCATACGTTTTTAATCTAGATGCCGCAGTTTTTCTAAGTGTTCCACCTGCTCCATCATCTACTAAAAATAAATCAGCGTCAGCTATATCTGCACCAATGTCGGTTGCACCTGTTAACAATGCAGTGTTTAATTGAGCACTATCTACAGAATTATCTGGAGCATTGATAGTTCCTACACTCTTTGCTTGATGAACAACATAAATATTGTTTGTGCCGCTAGGAGGTGCACCAGTAAACGTTAATGT